TCAGTCCAGTTTCTTGCACAACTTCGAGCACGTTCCGCTTACCGCACCCGCCGACTTAGGTCGTGAGGCGGAAGCAAACGCTTACGCGAAGGTGCGAGAGGCCCCGAACGACATCGATCCAGACATACTGCTCTCAGCCGCGTCGGCCACGACCCGGGCCATGTTCCCCCGGGAACCGCAGACCCGGGAGATGTACTCACATCGTGAGGCCATCGCAGGGCGTGAGAATGATCCATGCTTCCGCCCAATTGACAGGTCTACATCTGCCGGTTATCCGATCAACAACGCCAAGAAGTGCTTCCTCGACGAAGACTATGAGTACTTCGGGAAAACGGGAGCCAACATGCGCGAGACGGTTGAAGCCGGCCTGAGGGATCTTGCCGACGGACACATGCCGGCCTGGACGTTTACTGATTCTCTGAAAGACGAGAGACGTCCGCTTGCCAAGGTCGCACAAAAGAGCACGCGTCTGATCTCTGGCGCAGCCTACCCAACCACCATTGTGTGCCGTCAGGTGTACGGACCAATGTGTCGCGAGATTACAGCTCAGCGTATCTCGAATGGGACAGCTGTGGGTGTCAACCCATATTCCGACGAGTGGGACAGCATTGGCAAGCTTCTTGCTTCGATGGGAGGCGGCCCTGACGAGGTCGCATATGGAGCCGGAGACTACAAGGGCTTCGACTTCTCCCAGAACCAAACTGTTCTCACTGCAATCAGGGATGAAATCCAAAAATGGTTCGGCGACCCAGTCGATTCAGGCCAGTTCGTGGCACGCCAGACGATCTTCAATGATCTCATGAACAGCCGCCACGTCCGCGGTTCCAAGATCATGCAGTGGTCCAGCGGCCTACCAAGTGGGCACCCGCTCACAACGCTTGTGAATTGTTTCTACAATCACCTCGCGTTCCGCTACTGTTGGATTCGCATCAACGGCTCTGATCTTGCAGCCTCAAACACGTTCGAGAACCACGTCACACTCTTCGTCTTGGGTGATGATAATGTGTTTGCCGTGGATCGCGAATACCGTGACCGGTTCACGCCGATCACAATAGCCCCCTTCATGGAGGAACTTGGCTTGACTTACACGTCAGACGTCAAGGACGACCCTCTCGGAGGCATGCGGATGCTCAAGGATGTCACCTTCCTCAAGAGGCGTTTCATCTTTGACGTTCCGCTCCAGCGGTTCCTGTGCCCCATGGAACTGCCTGCAATTCTTGAGGTTCCCTGTTGGACCAGGAGAGGCTCTTACGACACGTTCAAAGCCAATTGTGTTTGGGCTGTCAGAGAGCTCTCTATGCATCCCAAAGAGATTTTCGATCTTTGGGTCCAGCGCCTCAAGAGGGCAACAGAAAAACCGGGCATCTTCGTTGATGGTACCGACCACACCACGGTGAGAGGAATTGTCCTCTCACTCGTTGGTCAGCTCTAAGAAACAGAGCATACCGGGTTGGCGCCCCGGTATCAGAAGCGGTTTACCGCTAG